ATATGAAGGAGGCAATATGAGAAAAACAATAGAAGCTCTTGAGACTCTAGATGAGTACGATGATTCAGATTATGGTGCTTATCTAGAATATACAGAGTTAAAAGATAGATGTATGGTAGAACCCTCTACTATGTATATAGATGAGAACCACGAGTTTCTTAGTACATTTAAATACTTTGCACACTCAGATGGTTTAGAAGTAAAAGTAATAAAAGGAGATACAAGAATATGCTAGAGTGGTTAGAATATATACCTTTTTTTATATTTTGTTGGTTTATACTGGGCTTTATTATTGATGAAACATTATAAAATAATGCTTGACTTTTTTGTAAAAATGTGGTATATACAAATTAATAAAATGGAGGACAAATGTCTGATAATCAACTAACAAACATAAAAGGAATGTCTGATGAACAAATCATGCAGGCAATTGGTCAAGATGATGGATCTAACATGGGTGTTAACATACCTAGATTAGCTATCAATCGAACACCTGAAGATGACGATGGTAATCAATTACCAGTTGGTCATTACTACACTTATGATTCAAATATAGGTCAAAATATTTATGGTAAACCCATAACATTAAGACCATTCATAAGTGCAATGCAATACATGCACTACGATGCTGACAAAGGAGAGTATGTAAATAGATCTATTATATTTAAAAGCTGGAAAGAAGAGGCTATAGATATTTTAGGTGGAACTAAATGTGGCAAGATAGCTTACAAAGAAAGAGCAAATCTTACACCTGAACAATTAGAACAGCAAAGAACTATTAGATGTTATAAACTTATCTATGGTTTATTATCTTTTAAAGATGGTAAAACTGCACAGGGTAAAGATCATTCAGTAGAAAACTTACCTGTTCTATATAGAGTAACAGGTACAGCATTCTCACCAGTAAGTGCTGCGTTAGATCAATTGAAGAAAAGAAAAAAACTTATGTTTAATTCTACTCTATCACTTGAAACTAAACGTCAGAAAAAAGGTGGCAATGTATTCTATGTACCTGAAATAATTGTAAATGCTGATGCTAATTTACAGTTGTCAGATGCTGATATGGAAACTTTAAAAGTATTCCAAGAGTCTATAGATACAGAAAATGAAGAGGTTATTGGTTTATATAATAAATCTAAATCTAATAGTCCTACTGGATCAGATTCTGTAGATGCTAAAGTTGTTGAAGAACTTGATGACAAAGTACCTGAGCAGGTGCTTGCTAGTTAATGAGTGATATACTTATTAAAGTACAAAAGTATCTAGACAAGGTGTCTAAGAGTCCTGTGCAAGCAGACAAAAAACTTGTAGAGGAGTTTGGTGAGGCGTGTAAAAACGCCTTACTAAAACAGTTTACTGAAGATAGATCTTCTAAGTTTGAAATTAGAATGTCTAATGCAGGTAGACCTCTTTGCCAATTACAAATGGAAGCTAAAGGTGTAAAGGGTGAAGGACAACCTTATAATGTAAAAATAAGAAATACATTTGGTGACCTCATTGAGGCACTAGCTTTATTTATTATGAAATCAGCAGGAGTAAATGTAAAGAATGAACAGAAAAAAGTTACGTATGAATTTGAAGGAAATAAAATTGAAGGCAAGCAAGATGTTGAAATTGAGAACAAGATATGGGATATTAAAAGTGCATCACCATATTCATTTGATAAAAAATTTGGAGAAGAAGGTGGATTTCAAGAAGTTGTTAAGGATGATACCTTTGGTTATGCATCACAAGGTTTTTTATATAGCGAAAGTCAAAACAAGGATTTTGGAGGCTGGATAGCAATTAATAAATCTACAGGTGAATGGGCTGTTTGTGAAACACCTAAACTTGTAGAGCCATATAAAAGTGAAGCTATAAAAAAAGCTAAAGATAATGTAAAAGCAATTAAAGATGGTATACCTTTTAAGAGACAGTATGATGCTATTGAAGAAACATTCAGAGGTAAACCTACAGGTAATAAAGTTTTGGGCTTAGCTTGTTCATTCTGCCCATACAAACTTCCTTGTTGGGGAAGTAAATTGCAGTTGTTACCACAACAGCAATCTAAAGGTAAGAACCCTAAATGGGTTTGGTATACGGAGGTTAATAATCCTAAACAGGAGGAAGAGTCTGCGTAACTGGGTGAGTATTAGTTTTGAGGGGTCTAGTGCTCACCTTTACCGACTATGTATTGTTTAATAATAAAAGATAATGATAAGTGGAGAATATTTACAAATGAAATATGGGACTCAGAAAAAGAAGCAACTGACTATGCCAAGAGGAATAAATTTAAAAAGTCTATTGAATGGAAAGTTGTACCGTTTGATTACAAATATTTTAAAAAACTATGACAAAAAAATTTGATAAGTCAGCATTTAAAAATGCTATAAAAGTTTTAGTAACACCTTGGGAAAAAGGTTTTACCTGTGGAATTGTTATGGATTCTAGTACTAAACTTACCACAGAAGAATATGAATTATGTTCTACAATAGCAAGAGGCATGATAAAGATGGCAACTACTGATCCCCATTCTACGTTTCTATGGGGTCTTCGTGGATTTGCTGATGACAAGAAACAAAATAAAGATGATCTAACTATTAACTCTATAGCAGAGTTTGATGATGAAGATAATGTTATTGACTTTCTTGAATTTTTAAAACAGAAACGTGATAAGGAGTTAAATTAATGGCAACACATGTTGTAATAGGTGACCCTCATTGCACACCTAAAGCAAGCAATGAAAGATTTCTGTGGGCAGGTAGGCTAGCCGCAGATGTAAGAGCTACACATATTATCTGTATGGGTGATTTCTGTAGTATGGATTCTTTATCTTCGTATGATAAAAAGAAAAAATCATTTGAAGGTAGAAGATATCAAAAAGATATGGAGCATTCACATGAAGCATTATCTTTATTTAATAAAGGTTTAGGTAAATTTAAAGGTAGAAAGATTATGCTACATGGTAATCACGAAGATAGAATAGATAGATTCGTAGAAGAAAATCCTGAATTAGATGGCACTCTTAAAATTAGTGATCTTAAATTTAAAGAGTATGGTTGGCAAGAGATACCTTATAAACAAAACAAAGTTTTAAATGGCGTATACTATGCTCATCATTTTCCATCAGGTATATTAGGTAGTGCAATATCAGGAGAGAATATAGCTAGAACTCTCTTGACAAAACACAAAGTATCTGCTACAGTAGGCCATAGTCATTTGTTAGATTATGCTACGTCTACTTTGCCTAATGGTAGAAAGCTACATGCTTTATCTGCTGGTTGTTATTTAAATCACAAAGAACACTTTGCTAGAGATACTCAGCATATGTGGTGGAGTGGTATTGTAGTTAAAAGAGAAGTTACTAATGGATCTTATAACATTGAAACAATTGACTACAATGCAATAAGGAGAGAATATGGTAGACTTTAAATCTGATCTAGAGCATCACGATAATGTTAATTCACCTGCACACTACAAGTATGGTAAAAAAGAAACTATAGATGTTATACGAGATTGTATGACAGATGACGAATACCACGGGTACTTGAAGGGTAACGTTTTGAAATATGTTGCTAGATATAAATTTAAGGGTGAACCTTTACAAGACTTAGAAAAAGCACAATGGTATTTAAATAGATTAATAAAGGAGGTTGAATGACACATGGTGAGAAGATGTCTTTGTATGGTAAGATTATAGCTTTACAAGAAGTTATGATACATACACAGAATGAAATAAATAAATTAAATAAACAATTACAGGAGGCAGACAATGGGAGCAATAAAGCAAGCGTTAATAGAAGTAGATGATATGGTCTGTGCCTGTTTAAGAACAGGCAGAACATTAAATCAAACTATAAGAGATTTGAGATTAGAGTTTAATAAAAAGGGTAGAGATAATCCATACTTATTAGATGAAGATTTAATTGAAGATAAGTATTATGCATTTAGGGGGTCAGAATGATTAGAACACAATTGATAAAAGCATTAGCTAGAAAGTATGAAGCTGATATTGCTAGTGCTAGAGCAACTGCTTTAATATACTTAGAAAATTCTGCAGGTATAGGTGAGCATCCACAACATATAGAAGAACTAGATAAATTAATAACTAAAATAGCAAACGCAGAAGAAAATATTAAAATGCTAGAAAAACATTTTGAATATGATTCTGTACCATTTTAACAGGAGGATAGATGGAAAAGAAAGAAGAGCAAAAAAAACAACAAACTACCCCTAGAACTTACTTAATAAGTTCTGAACAACTTATGGATATTATGAGATACTTGATGACTAGACCTTACGGTGAAGTTGTTAAACTTATGAATGCTTTGTCTGTATTAACACCATATAGCGGAGGCAATACAGATGACCGAAAAAAATAATTTAGATAAATACACTGGTATACTATTTGAATTAAAAATAGGTCTTAATAAAGATAATGCAATTGTTATTGATTATGGTGGTAAACCTGTTGCTAAAATTAGAGAAGCACTTAAAGGCTATCCCTATCATGGTAACTTATGTGCTGCTGTAATCAATCATGCAAATGCTGTAGGAAGGAAATTACAAGATGACATCAAACAACTTATACAAAAAGTTTAGATATTACTTTTGGCACAATCCTATTATGAATAAACTTGAGGGTTGGGCTAGTTCATTAAGTAACTGGTTTTGGCAGAAACGATGGGGTGATAGAGACCTTTATCGTTCTGTCCAAAAAAAAAGACCACCTGACTAAAAAGTCAAGCGGTCTTCGTGTTGCCTGC